GCAATAGCTTTAGGATAAGGAGAACACATGGCTAACACTTTTAAAGTAAAAACAAATGGGGCAATGCCCACTAGTGCTGGAACTCCTTTAACACTTTACACAGTTCCAAATTCTACAACTACAGTAATTATTGGCTTAACACTTTGTAATATCCACACAACAACTGTTACAGCAGATGTTCAATTAGTTTCAGATACTTCAGATACAGAAACAAACGAAACAGTTTTATTAATTAAAGATGTGTCTATTCCAGCTGGTGCATCATTAGAACTTTTAACAGGTGGTAAAGTTGTTGTTCAAGCAACTGATATTATTAAAATAGATTGTTCAGTTACAGCAAAGATAGATGCAACATTATCAATATTAGAAATTACATAGGAGTTTTAATTGTCTTACATAGGAAAAACACCTACACCAGCACCTTTAACAAGTTCTGATATAACTGATGGAATAATATCTACTTCAAAACTTGCAGATACATCTGTTACAAATGCAAAACTAAACGCAGATTTAATTTCAGCAGAAACAGAATTAGCAACTGCACCAGCAGATACAGATGAGTTATTGATTAGTGATGCTGGAGTTTTAAAAAGAATAGATGCAAGTTTAGTTGGTGGTAGTGGTGGTATGGCTTTATTGGATTCAGGTAGTGTATCAAGCACAACTTCTCAATTAAGTTTCAACACAACTTATGTAACAACAACATACCGACATTATAGATTGCTTATGTCAGGAAAAGTCACAACCGATAACACAGGAATTCAAGCAAGATATAGAACAACTGATGGCTCATCAACTGTAAATTCAGGTTATGCTTTTAGTTGTCATGAAATAGGTACTAATAGTAATTCTACGAGGCAAGGTAGTGTAGGTTACGTAAATATTACCAATCAGTATTATTTAGGTAATGGTGCCAATGAGGGTTTTAATATGGTTTTAGATTTTATGTCGCCTTTAAGTAATACAGTTCCTACACAAATGATGTGGAATATTGTAAGTGCTGATAATGGCGATAGCTTTAGACATCAAATAGGTGCATCAAGAAGAAATGATGGAACAGAACAACATGGTGGATTAGTTCTTTATATGACATCAGGAGACTTTGCAGAATACACTTATGAATTTTATGGATACAATAAATAGGATAAATTATGCCAAGATATAAAATAGAAAATGGAATAAAAATACAATTTACAGCAGAAGAAGAAGCACAAAGAGATATTGAAGAACAAGAATGGAATGATGGTGCTTTTGATAGAGCATTAGAAAATTTAAGAAATAAAAGAAATAATTTATTAAAAGAAACTGATTATTTTGCTTTATCAGATGTTTCAATGTCAGATGACATGACACAATACAGAAAAGATTTAAGAGATTTAACAAATAATTTAGATACAGTAGAAAAAGTTGAATCTGTAGAATTTCCAACAAAACCAAGTGGAGTATAGATGAGTTATATAGGAAAATCCCCAGCAGTAGGAAACTTTGTTAAGCTAGATGCTATAACAACTTCATCTACAAATACATATAACCTAACTGTAGATTCTGTTGCATTTGTACCTGAATCTGCAAATCATATGCTGGTATCACTCAATGGGGTAATTCAAGCACCTCTTTCATCTTTCTCAGTATCAGGCTCAACAATTACTTTTTTACCATCATCAGGAACTTTATCTTCATCAGACGTCATTGACTTTATCATGGTCTATGGAAATGTACTTGATATTGGAACACCATCAGATTCTACTGTTACAAATGCTAAAACAAATTTCGTATCAACATCATCATCTGCTGGATTACAAATCAAAGGCGATAACACTACTGCTGGAACTTTACAGCTTAACTGTGAACAAAATAGTCATGGAATTAAATTGCGTAGCCCTAGTCATAGTGCAAGTGCTTCATACACTTTAACTTTCCCTACAACAGATGGAAACGCAGATGAATTTTTAAAAACTGATGGCTCTGGTGCTTTATCTTGGGCTAGTGCTGGTGGTAGTAATACGCCATACTTTCATGCTAATTCAGGTTCAGCAACAAGTATATCTAATAATTCTATGACAAAAGTAGCATTTACAAATGAAGTTTATGATTCAGCAAATAATTTTGCCTCAAGTAGATTTACTCCAACAACAGCTGGTAAATATGTTCTTCATTTTAGTGTAGCAATAAACACAGGTGGAAGTGGTAGTGCAGTTTATCCAATACTTTTTATAAATGGTGCTGAAAATGGTAATGCAACAAGAATAAGAAAATATCATAATGGGAGTGGTGGTGCTATACAAACTTATCATACAACAGCAATAGTTTCGGCAAATGGAACTGGAGATTATTATGAAGTTTATTTTTATCAAAATACTGGAGGATCAGTAGACACTTATAACTCGACAAATGATACATTTTTTTTTGGATACAAATTAATAGAATAGGACAAAAATATGGCTACACTTTTTACAAAAACAAAACTTTATTTAGAAGCTAACTCTAAAACTTGGGAAGCTGAACAAGAAAACATTAGATTACAAAATGATGGAGATGGAGATTATATTCATACATGGTCAGTAGATGGATTAGCAAAGCCTACAGATGAACAATTAGCAACTTATGAAACTGCTGGAAACACAGAAGAAAGTAATAATACAGTTATTGCTACAAGAAAAAAATTATACGGAACATGGGAATCACAACTTGAAGAAATTTATGATGATGGTATTGATAGTTGGAAAGCTAGAATACAACAAATAAAAACAGATAATCCTAAAGGTTAATTATGGCATTAGTAAAATTAAACGCAACACAAGGACTTACAGGAACATTACCAGCAGTTAGTGGTGCGAACTTAACAGGGGTTAGTGCAGGAAAAATTTTGCAAGTTGTGAGTTCCGAAAATAGTTATTCAGCAGGTTACACAAGCACAAGTGCAACAGACTTTCTAAGTGCTAGTGGTGTAACTTGGGAAACAGCAATTACGCCAAGTGCAACTAGTTCAAAAATATTATTACTTGAAAAACTTACTTTATATCAAGCAGATCACAATGATAGTACAGCACAAGAAAAAAGGTGGTTTTTACATCTTTACAGAAAAATTGGTAGTGGTTCTTATAGTGCAATTCGATCAGCAAATTGGATGGGTCATTATTATTATAATGGTACATCAAGAGTAGATTTACAAGCCTATCCATTTCACGAAAGCAAATATGATACACCTAACACAACCTCAACAGTTACATATAAATATATGATAGGTATGCACGGTAGTGACAGAAAAGCTAATGCCAATGGGGACGGCAAAACATCAGTATTAAATTTATTAGAGGTAGCAGGATAATGACAAACGATACAATATTAAGAGCAATATTTAAAATTAATCCAAATGCTCAATGTGTAGTTGGTGGAAATAGTTTAGATGAAATTAAATGGCTTGACGGAACAACACCTATTCCTAAAGCTGACATAGAAGCTAAGATGAATGAATTACAAGCTGAGTATGATGCTGAAGAATGGAAAAGAAATAGACAAGCAGAATATCCAACACATGAAGATTGTATTCACGCACTATTAGATGGTGGCGATACACTTACTGAACTACAAGAAAAAAGACAGACAGTTAAAACAAAATATCCTAAACCATAAGGAGTTTAGATGAATCTTTCAAAACATTTTACATTAGAAGAATTTGAGAAATCTCAAACAGCTACAAGAAAAGGTATTAAAAATAAAGCTGGTAGTGGAGAGATTAAAAATTTAGGAGATCTTTGTTATGAAGTGCTAGAGCCTGTAAGAGCAAAGTTTGACAGGCCTGTTACTATCACTTCTGGCTATCGTTCAGAAGCGTTATGTGAAGCAATAGGAAGTAAAAAAACTTCACAGCACACTACTGGGAATGCGTGTGATTTTGAGATAGCTGGAATTTCTAATTTAGCTGTCGCACTTTGGATCGAAAATAATGTTGATTTTGACCAGCTGATTTTAGAGTTCTATACAGGAGAGCCTAATAGTGGTTGGATACATGTATCGTATAAAGATGGCTCTAACAGAAAACAAGTATTAACATTCGATGGAAAATCATATATCAATGGATTACCTGAAGCTAAATGGTCAGGTGGAAAATTAACCAACTAATAGGAGAAAGCTATGCCAAGAGGAATGGGAACTTACGGAAGTAAAAAAGGACGACCACCAAAAAAGAAAAAAAATAAAAAGAAGAAGAAATAGTAATGAGAAAAAAAGCTGTATGGAATAGAACTAGGCCAAAGAAATTAGGAAAGCCAAAAGCATTCAACAAAAAATCTAAAGCCTACAAAAGTGCAAAAGCTAAGGCTGATCGAAGATTCGGTAGTGGTGTTAGTTTAGTTAAGAATATGTTTATTTCACAAGCTATAAAAAAATACAAACCTAGAAAGAAAAAATAATGCCTAAACAAAACGCATTACAAAAAATCGAATCACACGAAAAGCTATGTCGTATTATGCAAAAGCTAACACATGATAAAATTCATGTTATTGAAGAAAGAGTAAAAAGATTAGAAAAAATTTTATTAGTTTGCACAGGCTCATTAATTAGTGCTATGGGTTATGTGATTATGGTATTAGCAGATAAAGTCTAAACCTTTACAAAACAATAAAAAGAAAGTACAAGCTGTAAGTGTATGAACAAACGTATTCTTGTAATTAGTGATATGCATATCCCTTACCATCACAAGGATAGTATAAAATTTCTAAAAGAAATAAAAAAAGAATTTAAACCTGACACCATCGTCAATATTGGAGATAGTTTGGACTTTCACGCTATCAGTATGCATGACAGTAATCCTGATTTATATTCAGCTGGTTATGAACTAAAAGAAGCTAGAAGATACATAAAAGAGTTAGAAGAAGTCTTTCCTGAAGTTACAGAAGTAGATAGTAATCATTCTAGTTTAGTTTATCGTAGAGCATTAAAGCATGGAATGAGTAAAGAATTTTTAAGAGATTATGGAGAATTTTTAGGTACTAAAAAATGGAAATGGATAGACGATTTAACTTTAACAATGTCAAATGGTCAAAGATGTTTTTTTACGCATGGCCGTAGTGCAGATGTTTTAAAGACAAGTCAAACAATGGGTATGAGTTGTGTACAAGGACACTATCATACTAAATTTGTAATAAGCTGGTGGGCTAATCCTGACAATCTATTCTTTGGTATGAATGTTGGTTGTTTAATTAATCAAAAATCAATGGCCTTTGCATATGCTAAAAACTTCAAAACAAGATTTATTTTAGGTTGTGGTATAATCTTAAATGGTGTACCTAGATTACTACCGATGGTGCTAGATAAAAATGGAAATTGGATAAAACAGATAGTATGAGTTCAAATACACTAAAAAAGACCCTTTTAAAGAGCCATAGAGCCACGCAGACGAACAATTCAGCATTTTCCGAACAAGTATCAGGAAATCACTATAAGAGCCTTAAAATTCAGCCTTTAGAGTATTGTATGGCTAATGGGCTTAATGCTTGTCAAACTCATGTTATTAAATATGTTTCTAGATACGATAAGAAATGGAAAGATAAAAAAGATCAAATTAAAGATTTGAAAAAAGCAAAGCATGTAATCGACATGCAAATTGAATTATTAGAGAAAGAATAATTGAAAAATAAAAAAAAAGGAATAATAGGAATGAATGAAATTCACTTATTTAATTTATTCGATTCTTCTGGTATATTGGACAACATTATTAATTTTAACAAGTAATACTTATTTATGATATTTAGTTTATTAAACAATCCTCTAACAAAATTAGCAGTTAGTAAAGTTACTGATCATCTAAAACACAAAGCAGAAAAAGTAAAAACTATTAGAGAAGCTGAAATTCAGGCTTGTAAAGAAGTAGATGTGCAAAGAATTAAAAGCCAAGATAAAAGTTGGAAAGATGAAATTTTAATGCTATGGCTAGTAGGAATGTTAAGTACAGGCTGGTTTGATAGTACAAGAGATAATTTTGAAGAGTGGGTAAGAATCATCAATGACCTCCCTGATAGCGTATGGTATCTCGTAATTATTGTTTTCACTGCAACATTCTCAACCAAGATGACAGATAAGGTTTTAAACCGAAACAAAAAGAAGTAATATGTCCTAATGGACAAGTTAAAAGTTGACGCTGTAATCACAGATTTAGAACTACAATTAGAAACACAAAACAGCCCTTATGGTAGCTTTGTTAATTTTAGATTCATTGATGTATTTCCATATTTTACAAAAGTTAATGAGATGGTAAATGAGATTAAGAATAGGAGTGATGTGGAATTAATTAATTATGAATATTCTTATACAGGAATCCACGAAGATACAGATTTAAAACATTTTGATGTTACAATAAACTAGGGCAGTTTTGATCCAAAAAACCACCCTAGCCAAACTACTCACTCTCGCTCATAGTTCTATTTACTAACGCAAGGATTGTTAGTAAAATTCTTTTATCTATTTCATCAACTTTTCAGTTGCAATAGTATTAATAGATTGTTGCTTCAAGTTTTCGCAATACGAATGAGCCAACTTAGATTGTATTTTATAATACAAATATGCTTTATGAGATTTTAAGAAATCAACTTTGACATCTTTATATCTCTTATCGTTACTTGCTTTAACTTTTGCTAAAGATACAGATATTTTTTCATTATCCATTCTTTCACTAACAACAAAATCAAAAACTTCTTGTACCTGATCTTTGAAATTATGATATTCTATTTCAGCGTCAGCAAATAGCTTATCTACTTTATCTAAATATATTAATATCTGATCAGGGTTAAAAGTCTTTGGCCTTAACTCTATGTACTTTGGTTGCTCGGCCATTAACCAAGTTCTCTTTCATACATATCAGGGTTGAAATCAGTTGGATTTTCTTTTGTCCAATCAATTTCCTCTCTAGGACTTTCAGGCAACTTGTCGTCAGTAAGCTGTACACCTTGTTTAGCTTGTTGATAGCTTTGTTGAGGTTGTTGCATTACAGGTTGTTGCATGTTCGGTTGAGGATTATAACCAGCTTTACTAAATGGTTTAACGAAATAATAAGTTATTTCTAACTCTAAACCATTATTCCATTGATTAGCTTCTGATTGTACTGTTTTAGCACCCCATTTAAGAACGTATCCTGATCGAACATATTCTTGTACTTTAGGAGTGTTTAACCAACCTTGTATGTTATTTAAATCAAACATAGCTTTAGTTAAAGTACATTTGAATTGAGCCTTATTAGATGAAGCTTGATACTCCATTTTTGGGGCTTGTTTTCCTGTGCTATACATTTTTAATGTTAAACCACAGAACGGCAGTTGTGCTTGTTGCATTTGTGTCATGTTTTTCCTTATTTTTGTTTCTGTTTTTGTGTTTTCTGTCTAGGGCTTTCCATTGCTAACATTAAATTTTTAGCACCTATAAAAGCATTAAACATTTCTTTATTTAAAGGAAGTTCCTTAACTTCAATATTACTATCTTTTTTGGGTAATCTTATAATCAACCCTTTAGTAATTTTTTGTTTAGTTTCTTCCTCGTAGGCTACCTTATAAGCATTTAACTGTAATGTGTAGTCAAATGATATATGGTTACTTGTTTTAATATCTCCTAAAACAAGGTTACCTTTCTTATCTTTTAGGATAAGATCAAGAGTACCAGCGTAGTTATGTTTTTTAGAAAAAACTTTTTTCTCTAATTCAACTACCTCGTATTCTTGGGTTTTCCACCAATCTAAAAAGATGTTCCAACAATTAATAACTGCTGGATCAGATTGGTTAGGAATTTTTTTATCTTGAAGAAAATCCTCAATCATGCCGTGAACTACTGAACCAACTAAACCAGCGTCATCTTTGATTTTGTCAGTTTTGTGTTTCGCTTCATGAACGATTCTTTCAAGTTGTACTCTATCTAAAGTTTTTCCATCGTCCATTATTTGGTTGATAGAATCTTTAATATGACGAATAGGTGTAGAAACTAACCAATTAACTAATTGGGGTTTCGGACAACCTTTGCCACATATTCCTGTCACACTTTCGACAACATTATCATCATGATAATATAAGTGTCTTTCGTCATCGAATGTTAACTCTAGACCATTTTTTAACTTATGTTTTATGTACATGTTTTTCCTTTTTAGTTAAGACACTATCTAAAAAATCTGGTAAATCAAAACCATAATACTTGGAAAGATTCCATAATTTAGAAGCGTCTGATTTAATACCTTTCTCGAATTTATATAAATCATAAACCGAGTTAAAGTATGGTTTGTTATCTTCTACTACTGCGTCAACAGTTAGCTTACATTTGAGCCTAAGACTTTTAAATTTTAGGCCTATTAACTGATTAAATAATTTACCAGATGGTTTCTTTTTTATCTCTACAATCATACCATCAATTAAGTAATCAGTTTTTCTTTCTTTATCCATAATAACCTTTCTAGTTTAAGATGGAATGTCCACGATTGTTTAAACACTTTCTAACGAGTGCTTCATACTTGGTATCCATCGTAGGACTAACAGACCAATACAAAATATTGCTAACAAAGTTTGTATTTTCTTTTCCAATAGTCTTACAATGTTGAAGATCATTAGTAAGTTCAACTGCTTTAGCCTCATCGAAAGTACCACTACGTCCAGCAGTATCAACAAGAGGCCTATAAGCACAATTATTTAAACTTATTAAAATGAGAAATAATCCTATCCCTTTCATTTTTTTTCCTTTCCTTTAATTTACGCTTATATATTCTTAATGTCTTTGCTTCTATTTTGTCCATGTGATTAAACACTTCATCAAAATAAGGGTTTCCATCTCCAAAATCCCATCTCTTTTTTTTAGAAATTTTAGTAATGAAATTTATCCTTTGTTCTTTTACTTCATTAATCATAATATAACTCCGATTATTGTTCCTATTATTAAACCAGCAACAAAACTTAACCACTCACGTCTGTAATAAAGTTCTAATGCTTTCCAATCATTTTTGCTTTTGCCAAATATAAGCATAATCAACTCCTCTCTATAAGTTCTTTAAGTTTTTTTGTTGATATATTTAACATTGCCCATGTAATTAATTGTTCATGTATTTCATATCCATCAAAAATTGGATTTTCAGAAGTTTTATCTTTTAAATTTTCTGAAACTAATTTTTGATGTTTATTGAACTTTTCAAGATTATATAATTTTTTTTTCATAATTATATACCACCTTGTATAGCCCATTGATGTAAAGCAAACATAGTAAGTGATACAAAACAAATTACTGTAACTGTACCAAATATTATTTGCCATTTCAGATCGTTCATATTTCCTTTCTAGCTGTGCCTGTCACACACAGCATTATGATTGATTTATATTCTTGCACTTATTGGATTGTTTGAAAAAATAACCAAGCCACCAAGTTCTTGTAAGAATCTTGCTCTTTCATCTGACTTACTTTCGTCATTAGCAATATTCGTAATCGCATTGGCAACATCGTATTTAGAAGTAACAAAAGTTTCTCCTACATAGTGGTTAAGTCTTTCAAAAACTCCTGCTCTTTCATCATCTGAAAGACCATGTTTTTTTGCAAGAACTTCTACTTGATGTGAGTTGATTTTTTGTTCAGTAGCTTGTTTTAACTTTTCAACATTTTCCTGAAACAATTCAGGGTTGCTAACAAGTTCTAACTGCTGACCCATTTTATCAACGATTGTTTTCCATTGTTCATCTTGTTCAACATCTATAATCATTTTACCAACGTGCTTTGCGTAAAACTGATTTAGATATTCAGGTGCAACCATACCATTAGTACAAACTAATCTGTAAATGAATGGCTTAACAATTAAAGAGCCACCACCTATTTCAGAATTTGTAATAGTGATACCACCTTGAACAACATCACCCTCTACTACTTCTCCCTCTAACTTTGGAAGTACAGCAGTAATATTTAAAGTATCTCTGTCGTAATGAGCGTACTTTAATTCTGCATTCATATCCATAAGTTTGTCGAGAGTAGAGTTTGCAACAACATCATTATCAATTCTTTTGTAACGATTTGACATTATTGCTCTTACCTCGTTGATAGGTTGCATGTCGTAAGTTCTTAACATCAACTCTTTCTCTTTACTGTTGTTAATCCAAAAGTTAAGATTGTGAGTTACAAGTTCTTGACTTACAGGCAAACATTTAGAAATATATCTTGTACCGATTTCTAATCTGTTGCATAGATGACTTAAAGAAGTATCAGTTAATTGATATTCTCCTGTCGTCAAATGATCAACCTCTATACTAGGATAAACGTAATCATTTGTATTTACTTTCATGCCTTTCAAATCAACAAGATAATCTCTTTTGTTAGAAGTATCGTCATTAATTTTTTTAAGCATTTCTTTTATGTCTTGACCTTTTTTCATTGTGTTTCCTTTTTCTAGTTATTTAATGTAGCTGACATCATCAGTACCTACTAGCAACAGTAGATAGAGGGGAAGAAATGATTTCCCCTTTCGTCTTATTAAATTCTTACCCAAGTGTTAGTGTTTGGGTACATAGTTAAATGAACTCCAGATTTAACTCCGATTGTTTTGTTTTTTTTTATTTCAAACCAAGATTGTGCATCTTTATTATTTTTTATAATGTTACAATCATAACATTTAACAACTGTATCGTTTGTAATTTTAACACCCTCATCATTACAACTTTTACATTTATGTATAACTGTTATTGTTTGTTGTTTAGTCATTTTTACCTTTCTAGTTTTTCGTATTTATTATTTAGCTAACATCATCAGTGCAACTTGCTAAAGGTTGCAGAAACTAATTTATAACAATCTAGATCGTAGGTCTGAACACACACTCTCTGAGGATCTCCGTTGATTAATGCTCTATCTTAGTGCAAGGTCAAAACTTAGAATTAACGCCAACGGCTCTGAATCAGTTTTTATGCGATTAAAGTCGAGTACCGATTTAACATAGACTTAATACAAAGACTATGACTGATTTGCCAAAAAAAGCAAACTTGTTTCTTTTCAGCAATTAAGAGGGTTTTAAGCAAATAACATCTTTTTTTTCAAACTTTTTTGACAGCTTTGACACTCGTAATAAGATATGTTGTTCTTAATGTTCAAATCGGTTATTAATAAAGATGAGTTAGTTATTTTTTCATTAACTCCCTTTCTAGTTATAAATGGGGAAAGTTTTTACCGATTTCTTTCCCCACAACTCACAGGAAAAAATCATGAATCTTAAATTACAAATAGCTTCAATGCTAGTTGCACATCGTTACGCAAATAAAAAAAGTCAAAAACAAATTGCAGAACTTTTAGGCGTTACATTTCAACAAGTTCAAAAATATGAACACATGAGTAATAAAATATCAGGAGAAAAACTTTTACAATTTTGTAATAAATTAAAAGTTCCTTTAGCAAGTTTTCAAATCGGAGATGCTTATCAAGTTTTAGATGGTGCTGATATTTCTATTATTGAAAAAGAAAAAGCTATGCAACGTGTTGAGAAATTAACTTACGAAGCAGATTTAAAACCCTTACTATTAACAAAAGAGATGGAGGTAACTAATGATCAAAGTTCAAGTAGATAAAGTCTGGTTAGGAAAAGTTAGCGTAAGAGATTATATTTATAAAAAAGCATTAAGACAAAAAACTTCTTTAGGTATAACTCATGGTAAGGAATATATGTTTATACCTTACGAAAAATTAAAATCTGCTAAATCTTATACCGATGAATCTTTCACAAGTAAGTTTAATGGCAAAAAATATAGACTTGTAGATTTTGATTGGAAGCCGTATAAAGAAGATAACACAAAACAGGAGAAACTTTTATGAGTGAAGATTTTTTAGATTTACCTAAAACAGATGAAACTCAACAAGCTACGCCTGAAGAATATTATTTTTCAAAATCAAAACAAGAATGGATTATGGTTTCTGATATGTCAGACATGCACGTCAGAAGAGCATTCAAAAGAATTTTGAGAATGATAAGACTTGGCCAACTGATTGAACTTTCTGATTATAACGGAACTGATAAAGATTCGATAGTTAATGAAATTGAATCTATTGAAAGTCATTGTGCAAAACTCAAAGAAAAAATACTTTCGGATAGTTAGTTATCTTGAATTTAAACTTAATAAAGAACTTGCACATCAGGACACTTTTGGCAAAGATAATATTATTAGAAACGAGTATCAACAATATGTAAATAAAATGGCTGAACTTAAAGAAGAACACTTTGAAGTTATAGATAGAAATAGAGCGAGGGAATATGAAAAAATGAAAAAACAAGATAAAGAAAGATTTGATAAGTTAAGACAGATCGGCTGTATAGCTTGTGCGAAAAAAGGATTATATCAAATTCCTGTAATACATCACATAAGAAAAAATACAGGCTTATCAATTAGGCCACCACACACAGACACAATTCCTTTATGCCCTGAACATCACAATATGGGAAATGAATCTGTGCATTTAAATAAAAAAGTATTCATTGATCTGTTCGGTACAGAACATGAATTGTTAGAAGAAACAAACCAAAAAATCAAACAACTAGAAAAGGAAGATATATTTTATGACAAAGGAAACAAATAAATTTCATGCATTACAATTATTCACAGATACATTTACTGCTGAAACAGTACACTTAACAAACGTAGCAGTAGGAATCTATATTAGATTGTTATCGTTTGCTTGGACAAAAAATACTAAACCTTTCACGTCTGAATCAGCTTATAGAATATGCCAATGCATAGACGATACTTGCAAAAAACAAGTTGATTATATTTTACAAGAATTTTTTAGATGTGAAGAAAATAAAGACGCATGGACACACAAAAGATTAGTTCAAGAACACGCATATCTTATAAATAAATATCAAAGAAGATCAGAAGCTGGTAAAAAAGGTGGTCTAGCAAAGAGAGATAATGCTACAAGCAAAAACGTAGCACCTATACCTAGTCCTAGTCCTATACCTACTAATAGTATATATGATCAAGACTTTGAATATCTTTGGAGTTTATTAAATAAAAAAAAAGGCTCAAAATATAAAGCCTACGGATATTGGTTAAAATTAGATAATTCTATTAATTTATCTATTAAAGATGTTGCTAAAATTTACAATAAGCAAATACAAGGAATAGAAGATAATAAATTTATACCTCATTTTGCTACTTGGCTATCTCAAAGAAGATGGGAAATAGAAGATGATAATAATCCAATTCCTGATTTAATTGATAGACTTGTTAATCTAGGTTATATTCATAATGGTACAGATGGAAACTTTGAATTATTTGAAAAAGATGGTAAAAAATACAAGATGGATATATTTGACGAAAAACATCAAATACAACTTATTCAATGAAAAAACCAAATAGCATTATAGTTAATAAACAAAAATACTATTTATACAAAATCGAATGGGTCGATATTTTTGGAGATGCTGGACATAGAAGCTATGATGGATTAGCCAATATGCAACCAGCCTCTAAAACAACATTTGCATTTATCTTCAAAAAGAGTAAAAAGTTTATACATACGTTTAGTACATATGATAATAATGAAGAAGAATTTTCAGATTGTAATGTTTTTCCTATCGGTGTAATAGTTTCAATGAATAAAATAGAAATATGAAATTAGAAGAAATAGATATTAATCTAATTGTTCCATATAAAAACAATCCTAGAGAGATACCAATAGAATCTGTAAAAAAAGTAGCAGATTCAATTAGAGAATTTGGCAACAATCAACCTATTGTAGTAGATAACGAAAATATTATTGTAGTTGGCCATACTAGGTGGAAAGCCCTTAAACAATTAGGCAGAAAAAAGGCATACATAGTTAAAAAAGATTTTACAGAAAATGAAGCTATGGCCTACCGTATCATGGATAATCGTAGTGGAGAAGAATCTAAATGGGAAAAAGAACTTTTAAAGAACGAACTTAACATATTAAGAGATAAAGATTTTAACCTTGATCTGACAGGCCTTACTTTTGACGAAATTGAAAAATTCACAGATACACAGCCTGTCTTTGAGCCAACTAACGACATTATAGCTGATATAAATACAGAACAAATAACTGCACCTATTTCTACAGTTAAAATGGTACAACTATTTTTCAACGATGAAACAGAAAAAAAATTTAGGGCTATGGTTAAAGAATTAGAATCTGAATACAATAAAGATAATATCACAGATACAGTTTTTGCTATCGTAGAAAGAGAATACAAAAATTACAAAGACGAAACAGCTAGATGAAAACGCTTCACGTGAAACCTAAACTATCTGAAGAAGAAATAAAAAAGTTAGAGGGTACTTTTCTTGATGAATCTTATATTGACCATTTAGTTAATGATGACACAATAGTTTATAATGAAAAAAATGAGCCATTAGTAGTTTTCAGAAAAAACTGTATTCCTAGCAATCATATTAAACTTGCTTATCCTGTATTAAAAAAAGCAATAGGAAAAACAAGTAATAGAGGCAAAGCTGGTGGAAATTTTAATTTTAAAGTTGGCGACATAGTAGATGGGTCTGTTGTTGGTAAAGTATTAAGTGGAAATAGATTCATACCATTAAAAAAAGATGGAACTTTGTCTAACTCTCCTAAATCTAAAAACGTAGATTCTAGCATTATTGGTTATGCTGATAGATACCCTAGAATACCTTATTGCAGACAGACAGCTTTCACAGAAAAAAATTTTGATATTTATAAAAACGCATTACCTTATATACAAAGTATTTCTAAAGTATTTGAAGAAGCACTACCTGAAAGATTTGCTAATCAAAAAGCATATTGGGATAAAACAAGTAAAGATTTTAGAATACACGACACAGTATTTACAACTATAACTGTAAATAAGAATTTCCGTACTGCTTCTCATTATGACAAAGGCGATCTAAAAGAGGGTTTCGGAAATTTAGCAGTATTACAAACAGGAGAATATACAGGAGGATATACAGTTATTCCTAAATATGGCGTAGCAGTAGATGTGAGAACTTGCGATGTCGCTTTGTTTGATGTACACGAATTACATGGTAATACTGAAATTAAATCAACAAAACCATACGAAAGAATATCAGTCATTTGTTATTACAGAGAAAAGATGATTGATTGTGGTACAGCAGAGGAAGAACTAAATAGGATTAAATATGCTCGATAATTTTATATACAGAAAAAACACAACTGACGAGAACGTAATTAAAGAAATAATTACAAAAGAAGCATACAGAAAAAAAAAATTGAATTTTGGCGTTGAAGCTAATGACGTTTGGTTAGATGGTGGGTCGCATATAGGTGTATTTGGCCTTTATGTAGCTTCTAAAGGTGGTAAAAAAGTTTATTGTTATGAGCCTGAAACAGAAAACTTTCAAATTTTACAACAAAACGCTACAATGATAAATTCTAAATATCCTACTAATTTAGAATGTTTCCAATATGCAATTAATCAAAATGGTGGAACAGGACAGTTCACGATAGCACCTAACACTTGGCGACACTCTTTAGTTTCACATTATAAAAAAAAACTACCGACAGTAGAAATACAATGTATGAAACTTGACGAAATATTGACAAGACACCCTGATATAAATGCTATAAAATTAGATATAGAGGGATCAGAGTTAGAAATATTCGATCACGAACACAATTTTGCCAACATTAATAAACTTGTGTTTGAATATTCTTTTACAAAAGATAGATTAATGGATAACTTCTTTAAAAGAATGGACAGGCTATCTAAATATTTTTTTGTAGATATACAACCTAGTTACTATAATCAAAAACATCAGGGCAAAGAGGGTTATTGGGGTGGCTTTATAGACACAATCATATATTGTGTAAGAAAGTAAAAAGGACATAATGGCAAGACCACTTAAAAAAGTAGATACAGAGGCTATCAAGAAATTAGCCCAATTACATTGTACTTATGACGAGATTGCAGAGTTTTCTGGCGTTTCGACAAAGACATTACAGCGTAATTATGTCCACCTTATAAAAAAGGGTCGAGAGATGGGCAAAATAAGTTTAAGACGTGCACAATTTGAAAAAGCATTAGGTGGTAATGTTGTTATGCAGATATGGTTAGGAAAACAGCATTTAGACCAACGAGATAAAATAGAACAAACAACGTACAACGAGCCATTACCATTAATAATAGAAGCAAAGAATGTCACAGAAAAAAAAGGGTAACGTATATGGGGCAGTTGTTCTCTATTCAAAAACTTTCAAAGGTACATCTATTGGTAGAAAACCAATCACTTCAACTATGAATAAAAACAAACGCAGACAAAAGGGTAAGGGTAAATATCGTGGACAAGGAAGATAGAGAAAAAGCACAGATAAAAGAAGAACTAGAGTTAGTAAAAAAACAAAGAGATATTGCTTTGCGTAAATTAAATAAAGCATTACAGATAGCAAAAGATTTAAGAAAGTTGGTGGAGAGTGGACAATAAAAGATCAAACTTTTATCCTAATGGAGAAATTATAGATTATTCTCTACCACAATCATTTACTAAAGCACTCAAGGGTGCTAGTTGTGGAGATTGTGGGTTATACTCTAACAAAAGATCATTCTGTGGTCGTTGGGGTGCTAAAGGTGTTAAAGATACTTATGTTTGTCACGAATGGAGAAAAAGACACTTTCAAAGATAATGGAATTAATTATTTCATCTGATGGCGTGTTGTCGCTAGTTCCTGTTACTAAAGCTATGCTAGAGCATATGAAGATTCTTTCAGAGGTAGATTGTTTTTCATTATGCGATATTATCAGATTAGAATTTACAGAATATTTAGATTATCCTCACAACTTACATATGATGAAAGATGGGTCTGGTTATTTTTATGGGTGCATTTGCAGATAAATAATGTTATTTACCTTGTATGGCAAAATACAAGGGCAGAACTGTAAAACTAAATAAGATACAAAGAGGCGATGTAAAGAAGTTTAAAGTTTTCGTCAAAGACAAACGTACAGGCAGAGTTAAGAAAGTAAATTTTGGCTCAAAAGAAATGTCTATAAAAAAACACATACCAGCTAGAAAGAGATCGTTCATGGCTCGTATGGGTGGAGTTCTGAAAAAAGTAAAAGGCCAAAAGAATTTAAGTCCAGCATATTGGAGTATAAGATCGTGGAGATAGTTATGAGAGATACAAAAGTTTTAGAATCTTTTAAAAAACACGCTGAAAAGAAATTGAAAGAGATGAATATATTTAAACATCTTAAAAAAGAAGTTAATCACGGTGCTAATGGTACACAAGATTATGTGATTAAAAAAGGAATTAACAAAGGCAAGATAGCAAAATAATTATGGGTAGGACAATGAATTATTATTTTACAGGAATGTTGATCTTAGGTTTTGTGTTTCTTGCTTTTTGTGTGAGGCCTTTATGAAAGATAAACCATTAAACATCGGAGAAGAAGCTAGAGTTCAAATGCCTATGAAAACAGTTGCTAGTCTAATCGTTCTAGTAGCAATGGGTGTGTTTGCATATACTGAACTTACTGCAAGATTAGTATCGTTAGAAACTTCACGTGAATTATTTGAAAATGATTTGTTAAAAAAATCTGAACAAGTACCTACTGATCAAGAGCAACATTTTTTAATTGAGGATTTATATAAGTCAGTAGAGAAAATGGAAGAAACTCAAGAAATGAATATGACGAACAAAGTCAATATAGAATTTTTAAGAGAACAATTAGATAAAGCACTAGCAGATATTGAAGTGTTAAAAGATAAAGTAAGACAAAACGGAGGTCATTAATGGAGTTAATTATAGCCTTACTTATGATTGTTAATGGAGAGATCAAAGAACATAGAATACAAGAAACTATGTCTGATTGTTTAAAAGGTAAGAGGGTCGCAATGAGATCGAATAAAAATAATAATATTCAGTATCAGTGTATAAAATCGATGGCAGAATTAGAAAGTAATATAGATGGCAGTAAAAGTATCAAAAAGTTGATACTAGAATGAAGTTTATATTAACTATGATTATTTGTAGTGCGACAGCTGGAAAATGCTTACCTCCCTATAATATAGATAAAGTTTATAACGATGGTTATGATTGCATGTTAGATGGATATAAATTAGCATTAGACAAAACAATAGAAATTGGTAGAGAAGATATAAACGAAAATAGAATTTATATAAAATTTGGTTGCAATGAAGATAAATCTAACAAAGCCACAGTATCAAGTAAGCAAATCAAATAAAAGATTCAGAGTATTAGTATCAGGTAGAAGATTTGGAAAAACTTATTTGTGTATTACTGAAATGATGAAGTACGCAACACAAGTTAATAAAAAGATTTGGTATGTTGCACCTACGTTCAAGATGGCAAAAGAAATCGTATGGTCTAAACTAAAAGAAATGTTATCAGAGTTTAATTGGATTGAAGATATTAATGAATCTAATATGACAATCACTATAAAAAAAACAGGAAGCAAAATTAGTTTAAAAGGTTGTGATGCTTACGATAGTTTGAGGGGTGTTGGGTTAGACTTTTTAATTTTAGATGAATTTGCTGACATAGATGAAAAAGCGTGGACAGAAGTATTGAGAGCGTCTGTATCTGATACGGAGGGAGATGTACTAATGTGTGGGTCACCAAAGGGTTATGGAAATTGGTCTTACCGTATGTATCTTAAAGGGCAAAACCAAGATAAAGAATGGGAAAGTTTTCAATTTACTACTTTAGATGGTGGTATGGTTTCTAAAGATGAAATAGAACAAGCGAAACAAGATATTGATATAAGAACATTCAGACAGGAATTTGAGGGTACGTTTGAAAACTATGCTGGTAGTGTTTATTATAATTTCCACCCTGTTGAAAGCGTAGTAGATAAACAGATAGATTGGAATAGACCATTACATATAGGCATGGACTTTAACGTAGATCCAATGTCAGCTTGTGTAGGCCAAATAGAAAAAGATAAAATATTTTTATTAGATGAAATAGTTATATATTCATCAAACACAGATGAAATGGTAGAAGAAATCAAAAATAGATACGGTACAAAGATACCTATATTCATTTATCCTGACCCAGCTTCAAGACAAAGAAAAACATCTGCTGGAGGAAAGACAGATTTAAGTATTCTGCAAAACGCTGGTTTCAAAGTTAAATGTAAAATAAAACACCCAGCAGTTAGAGATAGGATAAACGCTGTAAATAGCAAACTCAAAGATTCTAATGGCAATAGGCATATTTTTGTTTCCAAAACTTGCAAAACTATTGTAAAAGGATTACAAAGACAAATATACAAGGAGAATACTAATATTCCTGACAAGGAAGATGGTTTTGATCACATGAATGACGCTATAGGCTACATGGTAGATTTTTTAAGACCACTAACTACACAGGCACAGTTTTCTCGACCAACAAGATGGACTATGAAATAGTATGGCATACACTAGAGATCAAGCAATAGAAACTCATAAAGACTATTCAGAAACTTTAAATAATTGGGAATATTACATCAGATCGTACAATGGTGGATATGACTATATGATAGGACAATACCTATCTAGATATAATTTAGAATTAGATAACGAGTTTAATCAAAGACTTGCTAACACTCCTTGTGATAATCATTGTAGAAATATTATACAAATTTATTCTTCATTTTTATTTAGAGTAAGACCTAGTAGAGATTTTGGCAGTATGGAAGATGAGCCTAGTTTAGAATCATTCTTAAAAGACGCTGACCTAGATGGAAACAATTTAAACTCTGTTATCAAACAAGCACAAAATTATTCATCAATCTATGGTCATTGTTTTATGATTTTAGATAAACCAAATATTCAAACAGAAACAAAAGCAGAAGAACTTAATCAAGATATAAGACCTTACGTTTCAATCGTTACACCTGAAAATGTTTTAGATTGGAATTTTGAAAGACAACTCAATGGTAAGTATGAACTAAATTATTTAAAAATAAGAGAAGAAGTTGATAGAGAAAATGGGCAATATTTAAGAATGTGGTATCCTGATAGAATAGATACAGTTTATATGCCTGATCGAGAAGAGCCTCAACTAGTAGATACTGTTCCTAATATGATTGGTAAAATACCAGCAGTTATTTTGTACAATTCTAAATCTCATAAAAGAGGAATTGGCCAATCAGACCTTACCGATATTGCTGATTTACAAAAATCTATTTACAACGAATATTCTGAAATGGAACAGTTAATCAGATTAACAAACCACCCATCATTAGTTAAAACTCCAAGCGTTAATGCTAGTGCTGGTGCTGGTGCAGTAATTGAAATGCCTGACGAAATGGAGCCTAATTTAAAACCTTATTTATTACAGCCATCAGGTGCGAGTTTAACAGCAATCATGGATTCAATTAATAACAAAGTAGAATCTATTAACAGAATAGCACACACAGGGGCAGTTAGAACAACTAAAACACAAGTTTCATCAGGAGTTGCTTTACAAACTGAATTTGAATTACTTAATGCAAGACTTTCAGAAAAAGCTGACAACTTACAATTAGCAGAAGAACAATTATTTAATTTATATGCTATGTTTCAAAATACTACATTTGATGGAGAAATTAATTATCCTGACAGTTTTAATATTAGAGATTATGCAAGTGATTTATTATTCTATCAACAAGCAAAAGCAGTAGGCGTAGAATCTGCAACTCTATCAAAAGAAATTGACAAAGAGATCGCTAGAGCAGTTGTTGATGATGATAGTAAATTAAATATTATTTTTGACGAGATAGATGTTAAATCTGAAGTAGGAGAATTTACACAAGACGAAGTAGTAGAAGAAGATCAAGAAGTAGAACAAGAAGAAATTTAATGAATGTCCGATATAGTCAAAGACGCTACATTTTACAGGATTAAGCAAATCGAACTTGCTGAAGCAGAATATTATAAAACTTTAGTTAAAACTTTAGACAAAATTGAAAGAGAAGTCGTTTCACTTATTAGTACTTTACCTTTAACTGATGGAAAGTTAGTAGAACTACAATCAGCTATCGCAATCAGACCTCAAATAAAAGCAATACTTGAAAGAGAATATTTAGCATGGTCAGATACGGTAGTTAGACAAGGTTTTAACAAACAGGCTAAAAGAATTGAAAAAGCATTTAAAAGAATAGGCAATATACCACCAGCTTTCCAAGAATTAACTAAAGGAGATTTAGCTTTAATTCAAAATCTTAAACAACAATTTTTTACACAGTTTAAAGACGTATCAAATACATTCACTAGAAGATTAGCAGAAAAAGTTTATACAAATACTTTAGTAGGCTCTAACTTTACTGTTTTAGAAAAAGAATTAAGACAAACTATTAATGGTATTTATGCAAGTGCAGATGACGTTGAGGCACAAAAGTTAATCGCTTACATAAACAGGAATAAATTTAATAAATCGAAAAAAGCACAAGTTGATAAATCAATACAAACTCTACAATCTAAATTTGCTAGAGATCGTGCTGGAGAAAACATGAAAAGATATGCTGGACAAATACTAAACGATTCATTAAGAGATTTTGACGCTACCTTAAATTTTAATAAATCACAGGACGCTGGTCTAACATTTGTTAAATATTATGGAGATATTATACCAACTACTAGAAGAATTTGCAGAAATGTGATTAGTGGAGTATATAACAAGCGTAAAAATGGCCTTTTTACTATTGACGAAGTAAATAAACTTTGGTCTAGTACAAGTTGGAAAGGTAAAAAAAGTGGTAATCCTCTAATAGTTCGTGGGGGTTATAACTGCAGACACCAATGGAGTTATGTCAATCCTGATTGGTATGACGAAGCTGGAGAACTAATAATATAAATAGGAGACTTATGTCGCAAGATACAGAGGTTGTTCAACCGAAAAATGAACAAGTAGAAACAAAAGAAGAAGTAAAAACAGAAGCACCGAAAGAACAAACTTTCACACAAGAACAATTAGACAACATAATTAAAACTAGACTAGAGGCAGAAAAAACAAAAGCCCAAAAAATGCTAGAAGAAGAAGCAAGAAAAAAAGAAGAACTTTTGAAAGAGCAACAAGTCAAAGAAGCTAAATCAAAAGCAGAAATCGAAAAAATTATGCAAGATAGATTGTCTGAAAAAGAACAAGAACTAGAAAGATACAAAGAACAAATCAAAAAAGAAAAAGTTGATAATTCTATTTTATCTATTGCAAATAAAGAACAATCTATTAACGCACAACAAGTAGTATCTTTGTTAAAAAATGAAGTTAAGTACAACGACGATGGAAGAATAGAAATAGTTGATAATCATTCTAATGTACGATATAACGCAAAAGGAGAACTATTAACTATTGAAGATCGAGTTAAAGAGTTTTTAGATGCTAACCCACATTTCCGTCAAGGGTCTAAGTCTGGATCAGGAAGCCAGAGTAGTATCGGTGGTAATACTGTTAAACCTTTTAATCTACAGGACTTGGACTTAACAAAACCAGAAGATCGTAAAGCCTACGCAGAATATAGGAAGAAACGAGATTCAGGTGCTGTTGAGATTAATTTAAACAATAAATAAACTTAATAGGTAATAACATGGCAAACGAAAGCACAAGTTCAACGCTCTCGGAACTATACACAGAGATCGTTGCAGAAGCACAATTCGTAGCTTCTGAAAAATCCATTATGAGAAACCTAGTTAAAAACTACACTATCTCAGGTGGTGGAAAAGCAGTTGAAGTTCCTATTTACGCTAATGTTTCAGCATCAGCAGTAAGTGAAGCAACTGATTTATCTAACACAGCAATCAACCCTAGTTCAGTAACTATTACTGCATCAGAGGTTGGTGTTATGACAACTCTTACAGATTTAGCAAGAAATTCAGCACCAAGAAATGTAGCTGGAGATATTGGTAAATTGTTTGGAGAAGCATTAGCAAGAAAACAAGACGCAGATTTGACTGCATTGTTTGATGGCTTCTCAACTGTAATAGGAGATGGCACTGCAGTTGTTTCATCTGCAATAATCTTCCAAGCACTTTCAACTTTAAGAGAAAATGCTCTTAACATTGATGACTGTGCAGTTGTTCTACACCCTAAAATCGCTTATGACTTAAAAGCTGGTTTGACTAATACTTTTGCAAACGCAAACGCAAACGATTTATCAAACGAAGCATTAAGATCAGGATTTGTTGGTAGATTAGCTGGTATGCCTGTATTTGAAACTTCAAATATAGCAAACACAGGTACTGCTGGTGATTATAAAGGTGGTGTTTTCCATAAAGACGCATTAGCAATCGCTATGATGCAAGATGTGAAAATCGAAACACAAAGAGATGCCTCTTTAAGAGCAGACGAGATTGTAGCAACTTCAGTATATGGTGTTGGAGAAATCCATGATTCATATGGTGTTGAGTTACATTCAGATTCATCAATCCAATAATAATTGGATACTTTGTGAGGGTGGGAAACTGCCCTCGCAATTAATATAGGAGAATATAAATGGTTAAATTAGTGTTATCAAATCAAACAATGGTTACTCTTAAACGAGGAAACAAAACAATTACAAGAACTAAATTAGATTACGAAACTAATAAAAACATGTACGATTTTAGAGGTTTCAAAGTTGCGTCAGATGTTGTAAAAGAAGTAAAAGAAACTACTGAAAATGTAGTACCTCTAAAAAAGAAAAGAAAAACACGAAAGAAAAAAGATGAACAAACTAATTAAACTTAAAGTAAGAAAATGGTCAAAATGGGTTTGGATTAAATGTAAAAATAATCCAATGTATTCTATTCCATTAGCTTTATTGATAATTTATTTAATCTGGAAATAACAAATGGCTAATTATACAGGGGCAGATGTTATTACTACGTCAGACGTTTTAAAATACCAACCTGATGCGTTCGATTTTGGTATATCTACAACTGCGACAGAAACAGTTAATTTTTTAGCACAAACTACTAACGATATTTTTAGACAGTTAAGAGTAGAGTGGTGGCCTGTATATAAAACAAATATATTCACAGATATTACAGTACTTAACACAGCAGAAATGGTTAATACAAAAGTTAACCTAGATCAATTTGAACGTGCTGGTGTTTATTTATTTCTTGGAAGATTTTATTTACCAGCTTTAACTAAATTTAGACCTGAAACAGAAAAAGACAGATTTGAAAGAATGGCAGAATATTATATGTCGCAATACAATGTCGAATGGAGAATGATATTAGAAGATGGCGTAGAATATGACGTAGATGCAGATGGAACTATCGTATCAAACGAAAGAGAGCCTTTACATGGGTTTAGAAGATTAGTTAGATAATGGCCGTACCTCTAATACTAAAAAGAGTTGCAACAGGAATAGGTATTAGAAAATTAATTTCTAAAGACATCGACAAAGCAGAAATACCACAAAGTGAAGTTAATAAAATAAAAAGAGGTTTAGGTAACTTTGCTAAAGGTATAGTTGTTAAAACAAAAACAAATTCTAAAGAAGTAATCAGAAAAGTTAATAAATTTGAAAGTGCATTAGAAAGAGCAATCGACAAAGGTGTCAAACAAGCTGGTTTTCAGTTGCTAGAAATCATTAGAACAAAAACAAAAAAAGGAATTGATTTTAATAGCAAACCCTTTGCACCTTATAGTGAGGGCTATTTAAAAAGATTACAAAAAGAGGGAAAAGAAACAAATGTAGATTTATGGTATTCAGGAAAGATGTTAGGTGCTTTAACGCCAAATCAAGCAATAACCAAAACAGGAAAACATAAAATTACTTTAGGATTTGCAAGAGCAGAGGAAAGAAATAAAGCATTATGGAATCAAGTATTGAACACTCCTAAAAGAGAATTTTTTGGCTTTAATAATAGAACAGAAAAGATTATAAATAAAACATTCAATAAGTTTATTGAAAAAGAATTAAAAAGAGCAAGAATATGAGTATAAGAGAAAACATTGCAAGTAATTTATTATCTACTATTTCAGGTATCTCTAGCCCTATCACAATTAGAAAAGCTACAAGACAACCTTTTATTATCGACGAACTTTCTGCACAGCAATATCCAGCAGTCATAGTTCAAACGTCTGAGGAAAATAGAGATGATTCAGAGATGGGTAGTGGTGCTAAAACAAGAATAGGTACGATTGATTTTGTTGTGTTAGGTTTTGTTAAAGGTGCAGAATCTAATATTGATACAGCAAGAAATCAATTAATCACAGCTATTGAAACAGCTTTAGAAACAGACCCTACAAGAAGTAACAACGCATTAGATACAGAAGTCATTCAAGTAGAAACTGACGAGGGTAGTTTATTTCCTGTCGGTGGAATAAGAATGACTATAAGATGTATGTATGAATATCAATCAGGTACACCATAATGGCTAAAGCAGATAAAGTAATAGATCAGGTAGAAAGTAAATTAGATAATATCGAAAAGTTAGTAGATGAAATATCTCTATTATGTATGGACGCTAGAAAGAAAATAGACAACTACAAAGAAGATGAACATATAGAAGATTTTCCTGAACTTGACGAGTTCAATGATCTTGACGAAGAAGAAGAAAACTAATAAAAGGACTTATGGCTAAAGATATTAAATTATATAAAGGTAATTCAGAGATTGTTATCAATGAATCTAATCTTGAACATTTTTTAACTTTAGGCTATAAGCAAGAAAAAGAAACTAAACAAACTAAACCAAATAAGGATAAGAAATGGCAACACATCACGGAAAAGAAGGAGTTGTAACTGCTGGTGGAACTGGTGTTGGGGAACTAACAGGCTTTACACTAGAAACAACAGGAGATGTAGTAGAAGATACAGCTTTAACTGACGCAACTAAATCATTTTTAGCTGGAAGAACTTCATTCTCAGGAACTTTAGAAATGAACTTTGACGAAACAGATACTGCACAAACAACTTTAGTTGCTGGTGCTTCAATCTCATTTGTTTTATTACCAGAGGGTAATGCAAGTGGTGACAGAAGTTTTTCTGGTACAGGAATTGTTACAGGAATGTCAGTTACGAACTCAATGGACGCAGTAATTTCTAGAAATGTTACTTTTCAAGGCACAGGGGCATTAACAATAGGAACTGTATAATCTAATTTATGTCAGTTATTGATATTGCGAAATCGCACTTTGAATCTTTAGGTGTTCAATCTATTGAAGTACCTGAATGGAAAGATGAACATGGCAATCCAACTGTACTATATTGGAATCCTATAAACCTATCTGAAAAAAATATATTGTTTAAGAAATCAGACAATCTTAACGATGTCAGTATTCTTGCAGATATTGTGGTCATGAAATCTTTAGACAAAGATGGCAACAAAGTATTCAAACCTGAAGATAAACTAGCATTGATGTATAAAGTAGATTCTGATGTTCTCTCAAGAATATCGACAGAAATGGTATCAGCCATCACTCCAGACCAAGTAAAAAAAAACTCAAAAATAACATAGAATTAAAAAATTTACTTATTGTTGCTGATAGGTTAAAAATAACTTTATCTGAACTTCTCAAAATGGAAGTTTGGGAGTATAATCATTGGTTAGGATTTATGCTGTTAGAACAAGACGATCATGAATCTGAAATGAGGAAAGCAAGACACAAATAATGGCAAATTTAAAAATAAACATACTAGCACAAGATAAGACTAAAGGTGCTTTACGATCTGTTAAAGGTGGACTTGCTTCAATTAAAAATGCTGTATTTAGTTTAAAAGGTGCTTTTATTACTTTGGGGGGTGCTGTTGCTTTAAGAGGAATAGCAAACGTAGGATCAAACTTTGAAGATTTAAGAGATTCACTTGCTTCAGTAACAGGAGGCGTTAAACAAGGTGCAGAAGCATTTGACTTTGTAAATAGATTTGCACTTAAATCACAATTTAGCGTAGAACAATTAACAACTTCATTCATAACATTAAAAGCGTCAGGTATAGAGCCTACTGAAAAACTTTTAAGAATGTTCACTGATACATCTGCTGTTACAACAGATCAATTAGGAACACTAGACGCAATGACTAGAGTTTTCTCTAGAGGTATTCAAGGTGGTTTAGGTTTAGAAGAACTTAACCAAATAGCTGATAGAGGTGTTCCTGTATTTAAAATTTTAGAAGAACAGTTAGGAATTACTAGATTAGAAATTGCTAAATATGGTCAAACAACAGATGGTGCTTTAAAAATACTAAACGCTTTAGAAAAAGGTTTTGGAGATGCTTTCGGTGGTGCTACTCAACAAAAATTAGATAACTTATCTACCTCATCTTCTAACTTAGGTATTGCGTTTAGAAATCAATTAGACGTTATTGGACAAGCTGGTTTTAGTGGTGCTTTAACTAAAATGAATAATACACTTGCTGAAACATTAAACTTATTAGAGCCTGTAATAAAAGCGTTAGGAGTTGGATTAGGAAAAGTTGTAGATAAATTGACTTTAGCTTTAGAAACTTTAAATTTAGCAATAGATAAATCATTTGAACAATATAAAAAATTTAGAGAATTTTTAGGAATACCTTTACCAGAGCCAATCACTATATCAAAAGCACCAGCATTTAATATTCATGCTGGAATGAAAATACCTGACACTCGAACAGGATTAGACAAAATAAAAGAACAACTTGATAAATTAGTAAATAAAGAAATACAAAGTGCTAAAGATCAATTTGCAAAAATTCATGAGATTGTTGCTAAAGGAATAGTACAAGGAATCAAACAAACATCTAGAGGCCTTGCAGAAATGGTAGTATTAGGTAAAAGTTTTGGCGAAACTTTGAAAAAGATTGCACAGAATGTTTTGATTAACATTATTGCAAAACAAATAGAATATATTGCATTACTTGGAATACAAAAAATATTAGGAAAAGAAGATGAAACACAACAAGCTAAAAAAGATAACTTAATTAGAAAACAAAATACAAATCTTAAAAGACAAATTGCTTTACAATTATTCTTAAACGCTATCGGTGGTGGTGGAGGTGTTGGTAGTGGCAACCCACTTAAAATGTTTTCTAGTGGAGGCTCTGTAAGAAAAGGACAGCCATCAATAGTTGGAGAGCGTGGTGCAGAATTATTCATTCCTAATTCAACAGGGCAAATACAACAAAATGCTAGAGGAACTCAATCAAAAGACACAACAGTTAATTTTAATATCAATACAGTTGACGCTTCAGGCTTCGAAGAATTATTAGTTAGATCAAGAGGTGCAATAACACAACTAATTAATAACGCAGTTAACGAAAGAGGTAGGGAGAGTTTAATATAATGGCTGGTGCGTTTCCAATATCAACTTCAAAATTTCAAACTTTAGGAATAAAGTCTATTCAAAATACTATTATTTCAAAAACAGTATCAGGAAAAAAACTTGCTAGACAAATAGACAATCAAAGATTTGCTTTTACTGTTAGAATTATTACAGGAACTAGAGCAGATGTTTATGGACAGCTTATGGCTTTTATAATTAAACAAAGATCAGGAAAAGAAAATTTTACAATTATCCCACCTGAAATTGAAGACACTAGAGGTAATGAAACAAATACAGTATTAGTTAATGGCTCTCACGCAGTAGGAGATACAACGATTGCTATGGACAATCATCATAACGATAATCCACACGCATTTAAGTCAGGAGATTTTATAAAATTTGCTTCACACAATAAAGTTTATATGGTTGTAGCAGATGTTCAGGCTTCTAGTAACGCTTCAACAGTAACTATTGAGCCACCTCTATTACAAACAGTAGCAGATAATTCAGTAGTAACTTATGATAATGTTCCTTTTACTGTTCATCTAACAAACGACATACAAGAGTTTGGAGTTGTTGGAACTGCTAAAGATGGTGCATTGTTGTATCAATTTGAATTTGATGTAGAAGAAACATTGTAGATGACAAAATATTTGGTAAGGCATCACGTAACTGCCGACTTCATCGCTGAAAAAGTAGTTGATGAAAGCGAAATAGATACAGTGAAAAACAATCTAAAACAAAATGCTATTCCAGATGGAACTTTTAGCTTTATTATGATAGAACGAAGCGAAAAGTTAATAAGAACAACATACGAGAAATATGACGAGAGCCTTAACAACAGCAGTAAAGAACGAAATAGCGACCAATGATATTAGGCCTATTCATCTTATAACTATTGGCTTTTCTACTCCTATTCATTTTACAGATTGCTCTTTTCCTTTAACATCATCAGTATCAGGCTCATCAATAACATATTCAGCTTCTAGTCATTTATTGGGTATATCTGATTTTTCTGAACAAACAGATGTAAGTAAATCTAGTATTACATTAACTCTATCAGGTGCAGATCAAACTTTTATTTCAACAGTATTAAACGAAAGTGTTATTAACGATACTGTAACTATTCATAGAGGATTACTAGATGATGATAATACAATATTTGCTGACCCTTTTTTACTTTATAAAGGAAGTATAGAAAATTTTGAGATAGCTGAAAGAGATACGACAAGCACACTATCATTATCTATTGTATCTCATTGGGCAGATTTTAATAAAAAAAATGGTAGAAAAACAAACAATACATCACAACAAAGATTTTTTAGTACAGATGTTGGTATGGATTTTGCTTCACAAACAGTACAAGATATTAAATGGGGTAGAGAGTAATGCAAGATATTATCTCACTATATAGAAATTATCCTAAATATGATAAACTACACGATCTTGATTTACAACATCATATCAAGCCAAGTATATTTTTAAATCAGTATAAAAAACATTATCATAATGATAAATTAATTGGCTTTACTAATTGGGCATATCTATCTG